ACAAGTAAAGCTTTAGTCGGACCTAAGTGATACGGCTCTTTACCCTTTGGCCAATTAGCTATATCTTGTAGTGCATTATCACAAGCACCCCATAACTGAATAACCATATCATTAACTTCTCGATACACACCTACAAGTCTTTTACATTCTTGATCATCGAACTCTACACCGGCCGCAAGCTTGAGTGTGCTTTGTAATTTCGCCCAACCTGTGCCATAACCTAATCCTAGAATACAAGTCTTTCCTACCGCACGTTCAGTCTTATCTTCTTTAGTAATTGTTCTACCATAGACTTTAGATGCAAACTCACAATAAACATCGCGACCCTCTGCATACCAACTTAATACATCGTTCTGTCCTGCTACCCATACTAATACACGGGCTTCAATCTGAGATGAGTCACAGTTAATCACTTGGTAACCTTGAGGGGCTACGACTGCATTCTTGAGTGCTTTCTTTTTCTTGTCCCTAGCTGGTAAGTTCTGGAAGTTAACTTTATCTGACCCTGCCCATCGTCCTGTATGGGCACCATAGTATTTAAGTGGGATAGGTAGTTTACCTTTGTTACGTGCGCCTATACCAAGAAACCTTTCAATACGAGATTCTTCTATGGTACTTTTAGTACCCAACCTCACGCGACAAAGTTCTTGAATGAACGGATCTTCGTGATCGCATAAATCTAAAAAGCCTTGGTCACCCTTCGCTAATGCAAATGTTTCTTTGCCTGTTGCTGGGCTTATCTTTGTAGGGACTTTAACTCCAAACTCTTGTAGTATCTCAGCGAACTGTTTATTACTTGCTAGCTTTCCTCGTACACACTCTTCTGTATCACACTCTAACTTAGCCATGAGGCCTTGTAATAACTGGGACTTTTCTTGTTGGACTTCTTCTAACCTAGCTTGTAAGAGGGCATCATCTAATTCAAGTGTAGGCTCGGTGTACATGCGCAAGGTCATGTCAATCAGTTTTATTTCTTCTTCCGGAAAGTTTGGTGCTAAGACTTCAAAGAGTTTATACGTGAGCTCAACGTCGTTCTTACAATACTCACCATATTGTAATAGGTCTGACTCGGTAAAGTGTTCTAGCCTTTTGCCTTTGGCTTGGATAACTTCGGTGCCTTTAGCGCCAAGAGAATATTTCTCAACGAGGAAAGCCAAGCTTCCACCCACGTCAACGCCGTTAATAGCACGAGCCATAGACAAAGTGTCAAGATATAAACTAGGAATAACACCATACCTAAAAGACAAAATGCCACCGTCGAACTGAGTGTTGTGACAGAGTAAGGCAGATTCTTTCCAATTGATCTTATCAAGCTCTTGTTTGACTTGGTCGCCTGTGTACCAATACGCCTCACCTTCGTTGATTTTAATGCCGACGCCGATGACTTGGAATCTTTCATCTCTTATATACTCCTCAGTTGTGAGGCCCGATAAACTAAACCCCGTATCATAAAAAGTCTCCATGTCAAGTGTTACTAATTGCATATATATGTTTCATTCCTAATAATTAAACTGATAGCTCTTTGAGATACATTAAACTCTTTTGCTAATGGGATTTGCATTTCCCCTGCCTTATATCTTTCTCGTATTTCTTTTACTTGTGCATTTGTAAGTTTTGCATTCGTATGATTTTCACCTTTGGGTTGAGTGCGTCTTATTTTTTTGTATGCGTCTAATTGATTATCTGTATATGAACCTAAAAATAAATGTTTTGGGTTACAACACTTTCTATTATCGCACTTGTGTAATACATGAGTTTTATCTCTACTTGATTTGGGAGCTTCCATTTTATCTACCATACCCTCTAAATAAGCTGCGACCCTATGCGCTACATATGTTTTTCCGTCCCACGCTACAGTACCATATCCTGTATTATTGCAAGACTTTTGCCATTCCCAACACGACTTAGTTTTTTTAACTTTAGCCCAAAAAGATTCTCTTGTTTGTTTTCTAGCCATTTCTAGATTCCTAAAAGGTTTTAATAATCCAGAGTATAACAAAGAAAAAATAGCTTCGCAAGCTTTAAATTTGGTGCGAGCTACGACCTCAATCGATGAAAGCAATCGTTATCTTAACCTACACCCTCGCACAGTGTAAGAGCATCTTATCAACTCCGACCACGCCCAAGATAAGATTCAGTGCGTGGAAGATTATATAGGCAGGTGCGGTATCCGTGTGCGTTTTAAGCAGACTCCCATGCTCCTTTTACTTTCCTTACCTACAAATTCTTGCTATCTTATGCAAACGACAGATAGCGGTGCCGTATTTGTCTTTAACCAAGGCTACCAAACCTGGTTAATCTACTTGCATTGTAGAACTTTATGGTGGGTTACTCGCGGTTAATATATAGCAAAATACCATCACGAATTTAACATATAAAAAGTGCTTTCGCCCATAATCTTGCTATCTTATGCAAACGACAGATAGCGGTGCCGTATTGTGACGTGACTAAAAGGGAGGCTTTAGGTCACCCTACTTGCATTGTAGGAACTTGGTGGGCTACTCGCGGGTATCAAATTAAACAGAGTTTATAAAAGTGCTTTCGCCCATTAACTTTATAGTATCGATAATGCTATCAGAGCTAAAGCAAAAATACAAGCCATGATTCTCTGATTTCTTATTTCTATTTTGTCCATGTCATCTCGTTTATATTGTGCACCCCATGCCTCATAAGATGAACGTGGTGTAGGTTTATCAACGGAGTCAGGTTGAAAAAATCTCCATCCTTTTTTTGCGTTTTTAGCAAATATTTTCATTTGCCATGCTTCAAATTCTTTTATAGCTTGTCTTGCGGTTGGATCAAAGTTATTTAAATTTGCGTTTTGCACAAAAGTTCTCCTTTTATTTTGCGTATTTTTCAAATTCGTTCCGGCATTCAATCGAACACCAACGTCTGTCATCCTTAATCGGTTCTTCACACCATATACACTTCCCTGTCTGATTAGAAGGTTTTTTGATTTGATCATGTGCGTTCCTTATCCCAACATCAATTGCATGTTGCATTAAATCATTAGCTACATCTACTTCATCATTCATTTGTGCCTTCTTGCTTTTCTTGAATTAACTCTGGACGTCATATAAATAGGCACTTGAATTGCATCTTTCTTTTTTAGTTTATAGAATAAATGTTTAGTAATTCCAAAATAATTTAGCACATCTTGTCTCACCAACGGTTTCTTTTCTTCAAAATATTTGTTGATTTTTTTAGCAAGTTCTGCTTCTTCAGAAGTTAGTTGTCTTTCTTGTTCTAATTTAAAATGGTGCTGGACCGTATAATTTAGTAAATTCATCATAATCAAATTCCTTTATTATTTCCTTTGCTAGTTTTACTACCTTAACATGTGGGTTGTTATCTGTAAACCACTTTGCTTCCTTGACAGACCATCGATGTTTGCGTATGACCTCACCCTCATCGTCCACTACTGCATAACTAAACGGTATCACTTTAATATATTCCAACAGATTTTAAGTTTGTCAATGAAGGATAGTTTATGTGTATGTTGTATCATAAAGTCTTCTAATATTTTTATAAACCCTGCTTCCATAAGCAACCGTTTACCTTCATCATTAGCATCTATTAATACATCACAACTACCATCTTTTCTATTTCTAATTCTATTTAGTTTTAAATGTGCTTTCATTGGTATCTCCTATCTCCGTCAATACTAAAATTAGGGTTAGCTTCTATATTAAATCTTGGGTCTGCATCTATATTAAATCTTGGATCTGCATTTGGATTAAATCTTGGATCTGCATTCATGTTAAATCTTGGGTCTGCCTCTATATTAAATCGAGAATCACCGTATATGTTTCCACCTTCTGAGTTAAGCCATCTACCCTTGTCATCTCTAAACATTCTTGGTTCTGATTGCACATGAGTCGAACATAAAATCAATAGCCCAGCTAATAACTTTTTCATTTCGTTTCCTCTTTTTGTTGTGTTTGTTCTGCGGGTTTATCTAATCCAAAATCTCGTTTGAGATCATCTTTATAAACACCTATCCATAACGCTATATACATTGCTGTTAAAATTGCGATTGCATCCATATTAAAAAGTCCTTTGCTCAAAACATTCAAGGTGTGACTTCACAAACATATTTGTTCTAACCTCTTCGTAGAGTTCACCTTGTATACATTTAAGATTCATCTTGTATTTCTTTTGTATGTGGTTATATGAACCTATTCCATAACCAATAAGTAATGCCACTACAACAACTATACTTATGATTAATCTATCCATTATACTCTCCTTATAAGATATGTTCTACTTACTCTACACATATTATTACCTTTAATTACATTTATTACATTACACTTAATCATTGGTTTCTTTTGTGATATTAAATATTGTTCACCGGTATACTGCACTCCCGCTTGTGTAGCTACACTTGTGGCAACAGATACGCACCCACTACTAAAGACCATTGTAAGCATCAACAAGACGTTTTGTAGCCTCACGATAACTTTTAACTCCTGTAATTTTTTCAGCATTAGCTTCGTCCTTATATAAAGGCGTGATTGTTATGTAATGTTTCTTGGTGGGTAAGTCTCTTATCCACGATAATTCTTTCGGGCGGAATTGTGTAATCGATGACCATACAAGATCACCATTGATATTAAATTCCTCTGTTGCCCATGCATATGGTTGTTTAGGGGTTTCTTGCATATTTACTTCCGCCTTGTTTATAAAATATTAAGTTTGACCATTTTACTACAGGTTGCAATCCTGTCCATGATCTCGGTTTCTTTATTGTTGTGTCATGAAAGTGAGTCGCTCCATAACTATAATCTACTTCTAATCTATGTAATACTTTGAATGCGATGTCTTTATATTCCTGTCGGATTACCGACGGCGGTTTAACTAATCCATACCAACTAAATTGTGCGGGACGTTTCATCTCACTACATACATTCTTATGTTCAAACTCAGCTCTACGCATTAAAACATAGCCCACTGCGATTTGCGCTTCGCGTGGTTGGTGAGCAGACTCCATGTAAATGGTTGTGGCTAAGCACATCAATGCTTGATCTAGCATATGACCTCCTTCTTCTTAGGGAACAGGTATCAGTTCTTCTTTTGGCTTCGGGCTTCTTTGATGAGGCGGTCGAGATACCATTCAGCTTTGTATAGATCTTCGATGCCGTTTTTAAATTTCCATCGCCAGACGTATTTAATGATATTGGCAGTGCATACCGCCTCAATACCAAATAGTCCTTTGGTGGCTTCTTTGATAGCGTCAATACATTCGATTGCGCCTTGTGTGTAATGTGACGGGTGATTCACATTGTCTTTCGTTTGTTTCTTTTTAGTTTTATTTTTGAAATAAAACACTTTGTAATTATTAAGAATTTTACTTAATATCGTCATTCTAACTCCTTTAGCATAGCTAATAGTTCCTCAATATTACTCTCATTTACCACGATTGCCAAGCCTTTCTGAGCAATGATCTGTTTTATGTTGTGTTTTTGCAACAACGTTGGTTCGTTCTTTCCGGCCTTACATTCAATGCCAATGAACCTTCCTTTGTAACATGCAATGATATCAGGCACACCACTCCTACCAAATCCCGCAGTCATCGGTGAGAAATGATATGCACCAAGATCATCTAATATCTTTTTAACTTGCTTCTTAACTTTATTCTCAGGCGTTGCCATCGTTGTCCCAATACTTTAAATAGATTGTATATCCTATAACACCTAATACTATGATTGGTATTATCACGATCAACTCTGCTACATCTTTAGCTAACCAAAACTTTATATACTCAAACATCTTCTTCTCCCTCTAGTTTAATTTTGCCTATGTATTTATAAACTTCATCTTCTTTAACATCACCAACAGAATAATGGTCAAACTCAATTCTATCTTCCTCTTTATCTAACCATACATACAAATATTGTGGCTCTTTAGCTTGTGGTTTAATGCGGTATTCTTCATCTGATACATCATTATTAAATTCAGGAAAATAATCTTCATCCCAAACTGACCAATCACTCCAAATACCTTTACCTAATTTAGTTCTGTATTCTATTTCACCACCATCAGCCAAATGTTTTATTTCTTTATGCCATTTATGTTTCATTATTTCCTCCACCAATTAAATGCACTATGAATCTTACGCCATATGATGTCTCGTGCTTTTTCTTTTCTTATGGCTTCGACCTTTTTGTTTGGGTGTTTCATATCACCGGTATCACATTAATTTCTGATTGGCTTGAAGTCCAAATACTACCGGCTTCGTTACCTTCATCATCTGCCATCGCTACGATCCAATGACCATCTTCAAACTCAATGACTAATCCGTTCTTAGTCCAACCGATGTCCTCAGTTTCCCTATCATTCAAGTATCTTACTCGGCGAATAGTTTTACCTACCAAGAAATTACTTGCAAGGTTACCCCAGTGTTCACGCAAGTCTGCGTTACTTTGTTGATACAATTCTTTCTGTTCCATTTTCTTTCTCTCCTTTAAAACGATCTGCACCCTTTGTAATCATGCGGGCGTATGCACTTGCGTCTTCTAACGCACTATCTTCAAACAATGATTGCTCTCTAATTAAATTATCTAACTCGTTATCAATCGTCACACTTACCTCCAATACAAGCACGCGCAATAATTTCGTTCTCTATATCGTTATATGCGTCAGCTTGCGCCAAGTGTTCTTGATACTTTTTTAATCGGTCAAACATGGTGTGTTCTACTTCTAATGCCGATGCCTTGACTACTAAGCCCTTCTCGCGTAATGGCTCTGATAATATGGTGGCGATGTGATCACTTGGTTCTACGCCCCACGTCTCTACTTGTTTTAAATATGTATCGTCCATTGATACTTCTACTACTACGCTAAACTTGGTCATACTTCCTCCTTAATGAATTGTTTCATTCTCTTTACTTAATTGATGTGCTTTGTTAACTATGTCAAGGGCTTTCTTCTGCGCCTCGATTACTTCGCCTATCTTCATGTTCCTTGCTATCTCTAATCCTAACTTGGTGGCCTCTTCTGACTCGGTATCACTTGGTGCTAGAATCGCATCGACCATCGCTTTTATAAGTGCGTCTTCTTTCATCATCTCAGCACCATCACAAGTAAAAGAAATAAGTTAATACCTAGTGATACAACCGCACAAAATCTTAGTCGTCTGTAATGCTCTTTATTAATAGGTGTGTATTCACTCATGTAGATTTCTCTGTCATACCCTTTATAACTTGGTGATGACCCTGTTTTAAATATCGGTTTTGTTTTCATTTGTCTTCCCCTTGTATAAGGTTAATGATTTCTGCTTTTGCTTGTGTTCTGCCTTCATCTATACCCACACCGTATGCTCGAGCAATTATTCCCCATGTATCTCTAAACTCTTCATCATATTTTTTTGCCATTACTTTTTCTAACTCTTCTTTTATACTATCCATACTATTCATCTTTCTTAGCCTCCTCAAATTTTCTTAATGATTCTATATACTGATTCGTTGCAAAGTTAATACCTCGTATGACACCTAGTCGCATGGCATCATAAAACATCTTTGCATCTTTCTCTGACCTTGTTCTCTTGTGCACATCGACATACTCGTAATACTCAGCTACCGCTACCTCTATAATATCTTCTTCAAACTTACGTTTCTTTTCTTCGGGTGTCATTTATATATCCTCGCTATCCCGTTAAAAATACCTTCTAAATCTTTTGGTTCTAATGTTTTCTTATCGAATGAGAATGGCGTCTTCCTACCATTCGGGTGTTTAACATAACCTGTCACCACCACTTGCTCAACGATAATTTGTTTTTCTTTCTTTTCAGTAGTCACTATCGGGGTCTCCATATTTATAAGCTTGGTTTTCTAGTATATCACGATTGACCTCATATTCAACCTCATCTAGTGTTCTTTCTATTTCGTCAATAGCATCTCGTTGGTGGTCTTCTAAGTGTAATGTATCCTCTGACCCGTCTTCCCAACGATACCCAATCCACCATGATCTAATGCGTAATGGTTCTTGTGGTGCGGGCGGGTCTATGTCTCTTTCTAGTTCTGTCATGTTGTTTCCCTTTCAAAGTAGTTCATACATTGTTCATAAATACAATTAAATAAATCTTGTCCTAACTCTGTGTTATATGTGCCGTCTTCGTTCTCTGCAATACATTTGTCTTCTAAATCTAAAATAAATACGACATCGTCAAAGATTGCCTCTGCTAACTCACCCGCTTTTTCATTAGGTGAATTGTCTATTATGTCTGTGCCGTTAATTAGTTTCATTCGCTTGCCCCTTTCATGCGTCTATCTATCTCATCTAGTTCTTTTTGTTTTTCTTCGTATTCTTTTTTCTTTGCTTCAAAGACTTCTCTTGGTAATTCAAAACCCTCACTCTCGATAAAGTCCATGCGTTCATCATCTGTTGCAAACCATTCCACATCTACAATGTCCCTACCATCTTTATAAAAACTCCACTCAACCCCGTAAGGATAATCTTTATGAGTTAAATCTTCGCAAAGAAAAGCGTATATCTCACTAAAATGATTTTCCCCACAACACCCAAACCTTTCTCTTTTAGGTTCTAAACAATACACACAAAATTCCATACTCATTATGCTACCTCCTCTGATACCCAACCACTCTCAATCAACTCTGCCCTCGACATTGATAAATAATAATCTCTCATGCCTTTCAATGCCCACTTGGTGAGTTCCCCTCTATTCATGTCATACACTTCTTGCTCAATACCAAAAAGCAATTCATCTAGTTCGTATTGGTTTAATTCGTTATTTGTGTTGTTCATACTACCTCCTCAACTGCCCATCTTTCTTCTGTATCATAATTACAATACCTACAATCAGACGCATCGATTACTTCTAGCCAATCCTCATCGTCATATGCTTCTTTGCACTTTTTATATTTTTTGTAGTCGTAGTAATACCCCATTGAGTCTTCGTCGTATTCATCACAAATCTCTTCAGCGTCTTCGTGGAAACAATTACCCCCACAATACTCACACTTCTCATGTTCCCCTAATTCTGTGTAGTCATCTTCTACACTTTCCATGCACCAATCAGCAACACCTTTTGCTGTATCCCAAAAGTTTAAATCATCATCGGCATCGTCCCATACATGAACCCATGTTTCTTTATATACTTTAATCTTCTTGCCTGTTGCCTCGTTTATATAGATGTCACTCATCTTCTTTCCCCTTAAAGAATGCCTCTTTCAATCCTTGTCCATATGGGTCTTTCTTTGCTTTGTTTGTTATCCTCACCCATATCCCATGCCTAGCAAATAGTTCTAGTGCGTCTTCTAAATTATCTATTGATGCTACATCGCCCTTGTATTTAATCATCTTAAATTCTCCCATTCCTGTTCTAATTCTTCCATATTCATATTCTCTAGTCCCTTAAACCCATACATAAGCAAGTCAAATATTACTCCGTCATTCACCTCTGTATTGTTTTGGCAAAGGGTTAAGTTCTCGTTTACAATCTTTTTAATTAGTTCATCTCTACTCATATACTAACCTCCTCAAATGTAAGCCCAAATCTATATGGAAAATTATGTTGGTCATTCAGAAACAAACACAAATACTTTAAGACTTCCTCATAGTCTTTACCTACAATCCTAAAATCATCATCTTCACCATCTCTATCACCTACAAAACTAACAAATACTTCTTTCATTTCTCTTCCTCCTCTGCATTCTCAATCTCAATGACTGCTAAACCAAACTCTTGGCGTGCTTTTTGCATGGCGTGTTCATCGCTATTGGCATGGATTAAACCAAGTCTGCGTCCTTTTTTATCTAGTGCGTAATACCATACCTCGTTCATACTCATGCCTAGCCCTCCGTAAATTTCATTATTAACTCGTTCTATCTCTCTAAAAAAATTAAGTTCTCTCATATACTCATCCTCCCTTGTTGTTTACTACGTTTAATTAAGATACGCCTGTGTTTTTACTATGTCAAGTATTATTTTACTAATTGTTTTATTTGTTTTCATTTTGTTTTATGGGGGTATGACTTCGTGCTTCGTCAATAAAAAAGGCCTAGCTAGGAGAACTAGGCCATAAAGGAGTCATACTCAGTTAGCTAAATATGACTAGGTGAAACTTGGTTAATGGGTTTTATGCTACTTCCTCCTCAAAGTAAAGTTCATACTCATCTTTCAGTTCCTCATCTGACATATCGTCATAGCCTTTCATACCACTTCTAAATAAATCAGCAATCTCATAGGGTTTCCACTCATACCAACAATCAATCCTATGTTCTACTAATCTTTCAATCATGTCTTCTCTTGTCTTCATGCTCATTCTCCTAGTTTACGTTGATAGAATTTAACTATGTGATACCCATCTAAACTTTGATAACCGAGTTCTTCTAATACCTCGTTGGCGTTTGGTTGATAGTCGTTCTCTTCCTCAAACTTTTTAACTGCCTCGTTATACTCGGTTTCCAACTCTATAAGTCCTCTAAAATCTATTGACTCATATACGTCTGACGCTTCGTAGGTGCAACTATCTCCATCAATCACAAAAAGAAGGTCGGTTTCGTCTTCCGAGTGCAAACAAAAATTATCCGTATCTACCCATGTAAACTCACTATGTTGTTGAAGTGGGACTAGGTTGTAGTTTCCTGTAATTTGTATGTCTGCCCATTTCTGTTCACCAAAAGCGTAAATTTTTTTGCCATTCTTTTCCCATATCTCACAATCCCATGATGACCATTTATAAGGTCTGATTATTTGTGCATTCATTTAATCTACCTCCGTATTTATATAGTCAGGTGTATCTTGTCTGTTGAGTGCAATTACTTTTTCCCCTGTCTCATAACTTAACCTTTCTTTTACTAGGTTTACTATGTCAGCGTAAGTGCTTTTGCCTATCAACCCATCATTGTTATTAAGTGTTGCCAATATATGAAAGTCCCCATCATCTCGTTCAATGCCTAAACTATGGCACATATTATCTCCAATGCTTACACTTCCACTTATAAAACTAATATGTTCTCTCATGCTCACTCTCCTTAAAAGTTTGCTTCAATGATTGTTGAGGGGTAAATAAAATATTGCAGGTTGTCAGGTGTGCCCCGATAATCCGTTACCACGTCATCAGGTTCTTCCCCTGCTCTTACAAACTCAGTGCATAGTCCGTCCTCGTCTGCTCGGTCTATTAAATCATGCCAACCCATCACTTCTTTGAAATCGTCATACCACTTCCAACAATCCCCTTTTAAATAAATCATATCGAGGTCATCTTTTTGTTTATACTCCAATGACCCATCATTAAACTCATCTTCCAACATAGTGAGAAGTTCTTTGTTTTTATTTTTGAATGCGTCCATCTGTTCTTTGTTTGCGTAAATCACACTTTGCACTTGGCTTCTGTATCCCATTTTATTTTGTCTCCTGTTTAAGTAATAGATTGAATGCGTCCATCTGCGTGTCTGCGTTGTAAAACTTAACGCTTGAATCTGTTAAGCCCTCGCAGAACCTGTGCGCTTCGTCATGAGTTTTAAATACACGCTTTAGCGTGGCATTTGTCCAGCTATTGTAACCTCGTGCCAAATAAAGTCCGTTCATGCCTCAATCTCCTTTTTTAAAGTGTTCTCATATTGTATTAATTGATAGGTTGCCTTAAATATTAAATAGTGTTGGTTCATAGTGTAAACTCCCCCTCCTCAACTTCCACTTTATATTGTTGATTTACGCCCTCTTCTTTAAGAGTCTTCACGTCGTCCTTGCTATTCGTTACAAAGACTTGAGGTTTTACCCAAAAAGAAAACCATGTAACCTGATATTTAAAAGTTTTCATACTTATTCTCCCCTAGTTAAAAAGAAAACCATTTATCGTTTTAGCATTTATTTTCTGTGCGATAAGGTTTAAATCGTCTTGGTGGAGGTATTGACCCTCAGGGGTTATGAATTCTCCGTTCCCACTACCCATAAAATCTAAAACTTCGTTCTCATTGTCTCCGTAAGAATAACTGCTATTCTCATCAAATAACCTCCAACAATCTTCCTCATAGTTACCTAGTAAAAATAGCTTTGCGTCTGTATAACCTCCACGAACATCACACCCTTGATGTATTTGAAGCAATACATAATATCTACCATTAAATTCGAGGTGCTGACCTTGTATCGTTTGCGAGAAGTTAGCGTTCCAATTATAAGAATTAAAGCCCTCTCCTACCTCTTCAAAACCCATATCATCTAGCCACGCTTGACCCTTTGCTGATACTCCGTAAACTCTACCCTCCCAATCTTTTACCTGTTTTCTGTTAAAAATCTCGCATACTTCGTCGAGGTCAAGGGTTTTTACTAGCTTATGAAATAATGAAATTCTAGGTATAAGGTCATAGGATGTGATGCCTTCCTTATTCGTCCATTCTGAAACTTCTAAAACTGCTTCAGGTTCGTTCTGAAAATCTTTTAATGTCTTTTTTTGGTTGCGTTGCCAATGTCTTCCGTAAGCGTCCCCACTATCACAGATAGCTGACCCTGTTGAAGTAGTTAAAAGTTTATAAACTATCTTTTCTATTTTTGTTGCGTTCATTTCAATGTCTCCTAGTTATTAAAATGTTTACTACGTCATCAAGGATACCAAAGGTTTTTAATATGTCAAGTATTATTTACTAATTAATTTTATAGGGGGTTTATGGTGCGCTAGGTTTTAGGATTGGTTTTTATTGAGGTATATATAAGGTATATATTGCGAGGGGTTTTGTTTTAACTCGGCGTTACTTTGTATAGGGTTTTGTTATTACTTGAGTATTTTACTAGGTTATTAGGTTTTTATGAGTGGCAACAAATTAAGTGCTTGATTTTACTAGGCTTTTTAAGTTTACTAAATAATACTTGGTTTTTTAGGGGCTTGTAAGTCATTGATTTAATTGATGTTACCAATGTTGCCACTAGTCCACTTTACTAATAAAACAAAAAAAGCCCGAAAATTGAAGGATTGAGTTTTTGTAAGTGTTTGTTTTATATATATTATATATATTATATTATTATTATTAATTGATTATTTTTTAATCATGTTGCCATGTTACCACTTTTTAAACATAGATAGAGTGGTTTGTTTTTTGGGTGTTTACATTGCGCAAAGAGGTGTCTTTGTTGCCACGTTTTACCAAGTTTTACAGGGTGGCGTCCTATTTTTTCGTGGTAACATGGTAACATTTAAGTTTTACCTAGTAAAAACAAAGCGTTACATTGTATAACCTAGTGTTACTTGGTAAGTATTTTGGTAACATCGTTGTTTTTACTAGGTTTTTTAGCTTGCTAAGTATTACAGGGTTTAAACTCGGTAAAACCCCCGAAAAAGCCTAGTAATACCTAGAGGGCACCCAGTAGGCACCCCCCAAACCTAGCAACCGGAGTCCCAACTTCG